ATGCGGATGCGGCGTCGCGTAAAGGGGGTGGCATAATGGCTGAATATTCGGCAAATGCCATTCAGGTCGTTAATCCTGGAGAAACTGTTATATTTACAGATTCTCCGGAACCTTGCAACAGAGGATTAATAAGACACAGAGATGGAACAGGTAATTTTCTCCTGAGCGGATGGACTCCGAAGAGATTAACGTGTTGCGGACGTAATAAGTCAGCAAACTACCTTATCGATTTTGGAGCTAATATTTCTGTCCCAACAGGAGGGACTGTAGAGGAAATTTCTCTTGCTATTACCATTGATGGTGCAACAATCCCTGCCAGTAACATGACTGTTACTCCAGCAGCTGTTGACGAGTACTTCAATGTTAGCAGAGCGATCAATGCTGATATTTGGAATGGCTGCTGTGAATCGGTAGCAGTGAGAAATACCAGCGAACAGCCTATACAGGTCCAGAATGCCAACATTATATTTTCCAGACCTGATCTGTCAGTAACTTATTAGGAAAGGAGGAATGGTAATGCACGATTGTATTGAAAAATTTCAGGAGATTCTTGAAAAGGATCTCAAGGAAAAACTCAACAGAGTAAACAATGCCGGAACCGTGAATCCTGATGATCTGATGGTTATTGATAAGGCTACAGACGTTATGCTTGATCTTATTAAGTATGATGAATGGAAGATGGGTGAAGGCGAATACTCAAACACAGGCTATAGCACAAGACGCGGTAGGAGTATGACAACAGGCCGATATGTCAGTAGAGATCCTTATCCGCAAAACATGTCTTATAGAAGATCTTATGGTGATCCTTATATGGCTGGCTATAGCGGGCATAACCGCATGATCGACGAACTTGAAAGAATGCGCGACGAAGCTCAGACTGAGCGTGAGCGTATGATGATCAACGAGTGGATCAATTCTGCGGAAATGAACAGATAGTTATATTTGTTGTGAGAGGGTTTCGTTTGAAGCCCTCTCTTATTTTTCGAGGTTAGAAAATGTATCAGGATGAAACTTATCTTATGCACTACGGTGTAAAAGGGATGAAATGGGGCGTAAGAAGATTTCAGAATTATGATGGCACAAGAATAAAAAAAGCAGGAACAGCGGTGAAGAATTACGCTTCAAAGAAAACTTACAATTCTGAGCGATCGGCATATAAGCGTTCAAAATCTATGAGCGATGAGGAATTAAGAACGGCTAATAAAAGATATCAGCTTGAACAGCAGTATAGACAGAATGTAAGAACAGATGTTCGGGATAGTCGTTCATATGTAGGAAAACAATTAAATAAAAGTGGCGGAATTCTTGTTAGTGCTGCAGTTGGTGCTGCTGCAGGAGGTGCCGGCGCTATGATAGGCAAAAGAATATTAAATGAAGCATCGACTATGGATATTAGAGCGTTGATCGCTTGGTTAGGAGCAAGATAATGAATTTAATAAGCGAAGATTACTTAATGCACCATGGCGTAAAAGGAATGAAGTGGGGTGTCAGGCATGATCCAGAAAGAGTTGGGCGAGTTAAAACCGCACGGTCTAATATGAGATCTGCTCAAAAACAAGCAAATAAAGATTATAATAGAGCATATAATTATTCTGCAAGGCACCCAGTTTCTCAATATTTTAAGAAATCACCAACTTACGCAGAATCAAATAAAAGATGGGAAACCGCTCAAAAATCTGCAAAAGCGTATAACAAAGCGCACAAAGATTACAGAGCTGTAAATATTCAAAGTAAAATTGAAAGAAAAAATGAAAAATATGATAAATTTGCTAATAAAATATTAGATGCTAGAAAAAAGAAAGTGTCTAAGATTGAAGCAAAATATGATAAGAAAATAAATAAAGCAAAATCCAAAGAATTAAAATCCGTATATGAAGGCAGAAAAGCTGCAAAAGTTAATGATTTTAATCAAGGAACAAAAATGATTAAAAAGGGTATGAATCATTATAAAAGTGTAAATACTACGTATGGCAATATGAAAATAAAAGCTTTAAATGATCCTAGTATAAAGAAAACTAAAGCATATAAGACTGCCGGAAGAAATTATATGATACAGGTACTTGGCGATGCTAATTACGGAAAAGCATATACAACTTTGGATTATGCAAGTAAATATGGGCAAGGATATAAACCGCAAAAAGAATCTATAAAATGGAAGAGATAAACAATGTTATCAAACACAGCAACGCCGATATATTACGGCCAATTCAGAGATGCCGTAATACGCGGCGATATTCCTGTGAATCGTGAAATCTCTATGGAGATGAATCGTATTGATGATCTTATCAAGAATCCCGGAATATATTATGATGACGAAGCTATTAATGGATGGATAGATTATTGTGAGTCCGAACTTACTTTAACTGATGGTTCAGACCTTAATATGCTTGATTCATTCAAACTCTGGGGCGAACAGGTTTTTGGGTGGTATTATTTTGTAGAACGAAGTGTCTACGAACCATACAAAGATAAACCCGGCGGTCACTATGTTAATAAGAGGATAAAGAAGCGCCTAATTAACAAACAATACTTAATAGTAGGAAGAGGCGCGGCTAAGTCGATGTACGGTTCGTGTATTCAGAGTTATTTTCTGAATGTTGACACGTCCACTACACATCAGATAACGACATCACCAACGATGAAGCAATCTGAGGAAATAATGTCGCCGATAGCTACAAGCATTATGAGGGCCAGAGGTCCTCTTTTTAAGTTTTTGACAGAGGGGTCGCTTCAGAATACCACAGGTTCCAGAGCTAACAGACAGAAACTCGCAACCACAAAGAAAGGTATAGAAAATTTTCTTACCGGTTCATATTTGGAAGTAAGACCGATGAGGATCGATAAGCTCCAAGGTCTCAGATGCAAGATTGCGACTGTCGACGAATGGCTTTCAGGTGATATTAAGGAAGATGTAGTCGGAGCTATCGAACAGGGTGCTTCTAAGAATGATGACTGGCTTATTGTTGCTATGAGTTCTGAAGGAACTGTTAGAAACAGATCCGGAGACGAGATCAAAATGGAGTTGATGAGTATTCTTAAAGGTGAATACGTTAACCCACATGTTTCTATATGGTATTACAAGCTTGATGACGTCAAAGAAGTATCTGATCCGGCTATGTGGTTAAAAGCCAATCCGAATCTCGATAAGACTGTGACTTATGAGACTTATCAGCTGGAAGTCGAGAAGGCAGAAAATAATCCCGCTGCTCGCAATGATATTCTCGCTAAGAGATTCGGCATTCCTATGGAGGGTTATACATACTTCTTTACTTATGAAGAGACTCTTCCTCATAGGAAGCGCAGTTTCTGGTCTATGCCTTGTTCTATTGGCGCCGACCTTTCACAGGGAGACGACTTCTGTGCATTTACTTTCCTGTTTCCTCTTAGAAACGGTTCTTATGGAATCAAAACTCGAAGTTATATAACTTCTCTCACGTTGATGAAACTTCCTGGCGCTATGCGAGCCAAGTATGAAGAATTCATAAAAGAAGGAAGTCTCATTGTTCTTGAAGGAACGGTCCTTGACATGATGGAAGTTTATGATGATCTGGACCAATTTATCATAGATTCCAATTATGATGTGAGATCCTTCGGATATGACCCGTATAACGCGAGAGAGTTTGTAGAACGATGGGAAAAAGAGAATGGTCCTTTCGGAATCGAACAGGTAAAACAGGGTGTAAGAACTGAATCAGTTCCTCTTGGTGAATTGAAGAAACTTGCATCAGAGAGAATGCTTCTGTTCGATCAGGATCTTATGACATTTGCGATGGGAAACTGCATTACGCTCGAAGATACTAACGGAAACAGAAAACTGTTGAAGAAGCGTTACTCAGAAAAGATCGATAATGTTTCTGCAATGATGGATGCTTACGTAGCTTATAAGCTAAACAAGGAAGCATTCGAATAATTCAAAATGGGAGTAAAAATTAATGAATGGAGGCCTATATGGCAGATTTTACTTTAGGCGAAAGAATTAAAAACGCCTGGAATGCATTTTCATCAAGATCACCTACTAGCTGGCAGACTACTTCTTATGGTTATAGTTATAGGCCTGACCGTATGAGGTTTTCAAGAGGAAACGAGCGTTCTATCGTTACCGCAGTTTATAATAGAATTGCTATTGATGTTGCTGCTGTCGATATCAAGCATGTAAAACTTGATGATAATCAAAGATATTTGGAAGATGTTAATTCCGGATTGAATAATATTTTCAGTCTTGAAGCTAATATTGATCAGAGCGGAAGAGAATTCGTCCAGGATATCGTCATGTCGATGTTTGATGAGGGTTGTGTCGCACTGGTTCCTACATGGACTGATATCACACCTAAACTATCTGGTGCTTATGATATTTTAGAAATGCGAACCGCAAAAGTAGTTAATTGGTATCCGGAGCACGTCAGGGTTCAGTTATATAACGATAAGACAGGAAGAAAAGAAGAAATAACGCTTCCTAAAAAACTAGTAGCTATTATAGAGAATCCTTTATACGCTGTAATGAACGAACCAAATTCAACGATGCAGCGGCTTATAAGGAAACTTAATCTTCTTGATTATATTGACGAACAGAACAGTTCCGGAAAGCTCGATCTTATAATTCAACTTCCTTATACAATCAAATCTGAACTTAAGCGACAGCAGGCTGAAGCTAGAAGGAAGCAAATAGAAGATCAGCTTGTAGGTTCTAAGTATGGAATCGCTTATACTGACGGAACAGAGAGAATCACCCAGCTTAACAGACCTGTTGAGAATAATCTCATGTCGCAGATCGAGTATCTGACTTCGATGCTATATGGTCAGTTAGGATTGACAGAAGAAGTGTTCAAGGGTACTGCTGATGAAACGGTTATGTTGAATTATTATAACAGGACTATTGAACCAATTCTTTCAGCTATAACTGATGCTCTCGAAAGAAAGTATCTTACAAAGACTGCACGGTCTCAGAACCAAGCTATAAAATTCTTCAGAGATCCATTTAAATTAGTTCCTGTCGGGCAGATAGCAGAGATTGCTGATAAGTTTACAAGGAATGAAATTCTTACTTCAAATGAAATCAGACAGATTATAGGAATGAAACCTTCTGATGATCCGAAGGCTGATGAGCTTAGAAACAGCAACATCGCTCAGGCAGCAGAAGAACAGACGCCTGTTGAAGAAGAATATGAGCCAGAAGATCCGATGGAAACTCCAGTTTCGGATCTTTTTTAATTTGAAAGGAAAAATTCAAAATGGGAGTAAAGTATGATTTCAGTGGTTATGCCACTAAAAACGATCTTAGATGCTCTGATGGAAGAACGATCCGTAAAGATGCATTTAAAGATAATGACGGTCAGACAGTTCCACTAGTCTGGCAGCATAGTCATAACGATCCAGAAAACGTCATCGGACATGCGCTCTTAGAGAATAGGGAAGATGGCGTTTATTGTTACGGATCGTTCAATAGTACATCAAAGGCTGCTACAGCTAAAGCATTAGTAGAACATGGAGATATTACGGCCCTTTCGATCTATGCAAATAAGCTCAAACAGCAGGGTGGAGATGTGCTGCATGGTGTTATCAGAGAAGTTAGCCTCGTATTGGCGGGAGCTAATCCGGGGGCCTCGATCGATTTTCCAATTCTTGCTCATTCAGGAGAGGAAAGCGAAACTGAAGCAACGATCTATACAGGAGAACCTATTTA